ATTTATCATACATATGGAGACTATTTATGTCATATAAAGGGTGGTTTACCCCAAAACATCGAAGCAAATATAAAGGCAACTCTGATAATGTTGTCTATCGTTCCTCATGGGAACTCAGAGTAATGAAATGGTTAGATGAAAATCCAAGTGTCATTTGGTGGGCATCTGAAGAACTAATTATCAAGTACAAGTCACCGCTGGACCAAAAAATACACAGGTATTTTCCAGATTTTATTGTCAGGTTGAAACAAAAAAACGGTACAGAATCTACTGTGGTTATTGAAATAAAACCACAAAAACAAACAGTAAAACCTGAACAAAAAAGAAAGACAAAACGATACTTGCAAGAAGCGGCAACTTATGCAGTCAATCAAGAAAAGTGGCGAGCTGCAGACTTGTTTTGTAAGGAACACGGTTGGCAATTCAAAGTGTTAACTGAAAAAGACATAGGCATTTGAGATAAATAGATAATGGCAAAACTAATCGACAGAATCAAACAATCTCTTGCAAAAGAAGGTTATGCAACTGGCACAAATAATGCACGAAACTGGCTTCGTGCCAAAGTGAAAGAATTGACTCCTACTTCAAGAGCATTGATGGCAGATAGAGATAGATTAAAATCAAATTCAACAATTGGTAAAATGTATTTTTATTTCTATGACCCAAAGACAAAAGATACAATGCCCTACTATGATAGATTTCCGCTTGTGATTCCTATTGAATCATATAAAGATGGATTCTTGGGTTTGAATTTACACTACATTCATCCAAAACAAAGGTTGATTCTTTTAGACAAATTGAGTGAAACTGCAACAAATGATAAATTTGATTCAAAGACAAAATTGAGAGTTAGTTATAGTTACCTTGCTGGCGCCTCAAAAGCGTTTGAAGCAACACCATGCATTAAAAGATATTTGTATACGCATATTCAATCAAGATTTTTAGAAATCTCCGCAGATGAATGGGACATTGCCGCAATGTTACCAGTTGAAACATTTGTTGGTGCCACTACTAGTAAAGTTTACGCAGACTCAAGGAAAAAATTCTAATGTCATTCTCTCCAAATTTATTTTTGTCGCATATGCGTTCAAAAGATGGTCCTGCAAAACCATCTAGATTTGAAGTTGTTATTCCACTACCGCCATATATTGCAAATTTTATGTCTACAAGTGCTCTTGAGGCACTATTTAATTTACCAAATGCAATCTTTGGCACAATAACAGACACGATTGGTAGTGCAATGGGACAATCACCACTCGGTGCGAATTCTACACTATCAAGGTATCTTGCGTTGCAATGCGAGGCTGCAGAATTGCCTGGTAGAACAATAATGACACATGAAGCAAAAGTTTACGGTCCAACATATAAAGTTCCTTATCAGACACAATACGGTGATGGAACTATGACTTTGACTTTTATATGTACAAATGAGTTTTGGGAGAGAAAATTGTTTGATAGATGGTTAGAAGCTATTAATCCTTCTGATACAAATAATGTTAGATTCCCAAAAGACGAAGCAACAAGATACATGACACCAATTAAGGTGATTCAGTATGACGATTTTATTAAGCAAATATATGCAGTTGAATTGATGGATGCGTATCCAATTGGAATATCATCACAAGCATTAAGTTGGTCTGATGATAATTTCCATAGATTACAAGTGCAATTTGCTTATCAGAAATACAAACCAGTATATACCGGAAGTTATGATATTGCTGCAGCTGCGGCCGCTCTATTTGGAGTTGGTCTTGCTAAAATATCACCATTCGGTAAAGCATTAACTTAATTTATTTTAACAAAGCGAGGATATTATGTTACCAAAGTTAGACATACCAATTTATGAAACTACATTAATTTCAACAGGCAAAACAATTAAGTTTCGTCCGTTTTTGGTTAAAGAACAAAAAATCTTTTTAATGGCTGCACAGTCAGAAGATTCAAAAGAAGTTATCAATTCAATCAAACAAGTATTAACAAATTGTGTAGTTGATGATACAGACATTTCCAAATTACCATTTTTTGATTTAGAAAATTTATTTTTAAATTTGAGAGCACGGTCAGTTGGTGAAAAAGTAGAATTGAATTATGTGTGTAATAATTTAGTTAAGAATGAAAAAGATGAAGAAGTTCAATGTGGCGGTAAAATAAAATTAGATATCAATCTAATGGATATTAAACCAACAAAGAACGAAGAACACTCAAATAAAATTATGCTTACGGATAAACTAGGCATAGTAATGAAGTATCCAAGTTTTGATGTTATCAGTAAATTGAATATTCAGTCTGAGAGTGATTTATTACAATTAATTGTTGCTTGTATTGATTATATTTTTGACGAAGAAAAATTATATTATGCAAAAGAATCAACTGAACAAGAGTTAATAGATTTTATTGAAACTATGCAACAATCTGATGTAGCAAAAATTCAAAAATTCTTTGAAACTATGCCAAAGATTTCTAAAGATGTAGAATTCAAATGCAAGAAATGTGGTTACGAAGAAAAAACTACGATTGAAGGCATCCAAAATTTTTTCGGGTAATTCTAAATTATGAGTCCCTTGGTAACTACTATCAAACTAACTTTGCACTTATGCAACATCACAAATATAGTTTGACAGAATTGGATATGATGATGCCTTGGGAAAGAGATATTTACATTTCATTGTTGGTTAAATATCTAGAAGTAGAAAATGAAAAACTTAAAGCTCAACAGAGAGTAAAACACTAATGAGTAGACTAGCAGACATATACAAATCAGAAAAGAAGCGTGGTGGTGGATTAGGTTCCACTTTAGGTAAAGCCGCACTTGAAAAAATCGATCCAAGACAGATGTTCAATCAAAAAGGATTGATGGCTGCAATGTTGCCGTCTTTATTTAAAGCGTATAGTGCGACACCAAAATCAAACACCATGTCTTCCAAATTAACTGCGCCTAGTTTAGATACTGGTGCTTTAGAATCACAATTAGTAGATATTGCTGTTAATACAAGGTTGACTGCAAAAAATACAATGGTGTTGCCAATGATGGCAAGAGATGCAAATATAACCAAATTGAATATTATGAAATTGGTTAAGTTACAAGGTGGCAAAGCGACAAAAAGTTCTGATATGTTTTGGAAAAATTCTGCAGCTAGAGAAAAAGAATATGAGTCGAAGTTTTCAAAAGAAAAAGCAAAAACACCAACACCAAGTTCTTCTGGTGGTTCTCCTGCCGCTGCAGGTGGTGCTGGTGGATTAAAAGGTATTGGTTTAGATTTTCTTTCCACACTTATGGGTGGTATCGGTAAAGGATTGAGTCTGGCGGCAGTTGGTGCTGGTATCGGTGGATTCTTTGCAGGTATAGCCGCTGGTGGTGCCGCAGTACAAGCATTGGGTGGTTCCAAAGGTGTGAAAGATATGTTAGTTGATTTAGCTGAAGGATTAGGAGCATTTAGTGGGACATCTCTTTTAGCATTTGGCGCATTATTAGGTGCAGGTATGTTATTCGGTCCATCAGGTTCTAATCCTGTTTCTGGATTAGGAAAAGGACTTAATATGTCAATTGGCATCGCATCAGTTGGTTTAGGTCTTGGTGGATTTTTAGCCGGTCTTGCACTCGGTGGAGCTGCAATAGAATCTATGGGTGGAAGCACTGGTGTTAGAGATATGATGGTTAATCTCGCAGAAGGCCTTAATGCATTTAATCCAAATAGTATGGTAGCTTTTGCTTCATTACTTGGTGCTGGGGCATTATTTGGTGTTGTTACAGGAGTATCTGCACCCGCTGGTCTCGCTATGATGGGTGGAACTATGTTGGGTATGACCGCTATCGGTTTGGGTCTAGGTGGATTCCTTGCGGGTCTTGCTTTAGGGGGTAAAGGAATCGAAATGCTTGGTGGTGGTAAAGGCGTAAAAGATATGATGGTGAACCTTGCAGAAGGTCTCAACGCATTTAGTGTACTTGATGCAGGTAACTTAGCAAAATTAGCACTTGCAATTCCAGCATTTGGTGTCGGTATGTTAGCATTTTTCGGCTTAGAGGGTATTTCAGGTATAGTTAAATCATTTGCAGATGGTATGAAAGGTGTAATGGATTGGGTTTTTGGAAATGAAAAAACTGGCAAAACACCAATGCAACAATTGGCAGAAGATTTAAAATTGTTTCAAAATATTAATGGTGATAACTTATCAAAAGTTGGCCAAGGTTTTAAAGACTTAGCATCTGGTTTATTAGGATTTGCAAAAGTGACAGATGAAGATTTAGCAAGAGCTAAAAAAGCAGTTGAAGCTGGTGCAGTATTAACAAAGAATGTTCCACCAACAACTACTGCGCCACCTGCATTACCATCGGCGCCAAGTACAACATCAACATCACCAACAGCTGATATGAGTGCATATAGGTCTAGAGCAGGAGTTGGTAGAGATGGTTCTAGTTCATCTTCTACCTCAACACCAAGTTCAACATCACCAACAAAAGATAGTTCAACACCAAGTAACACAGGACCAGATGGTGCGTTTAAATCTAAAGATGATTTTTTGCGAACAATGTATCCATTAGCAGTTGAGGCTTCAAAACAATTGGGTGGAGTTGATCCAAATGCATTACTAACACAATGGGGATTTGAAAGTGCTTGGGGCTCTAAGGTTAGTGGTAAATATAATTACTTTGGAATTAAAGCGGATAAGAGTTGGACTGGCGATAAAAAAGATGTAATGACACATGAGTTTTTAAATGGTCAAAAAGTAGAACTACCACAACCATTTAGGTCATATAATAGTCCAAAAGAAGCAGTTGATGATTATGTAAATTTCTTAAAAAATAATAAAAGATATGAAAAAGCTGGTGTATTTCAAGCAAAAACTTCTGGTGAATATTTTGGTGCTTTACAAAAAGCAGGATATGCTACTGATCCAAATTATGCAGCCAAATTAACAAGTGCAACAGAAGGTACAGCTAGAAAAACTGCATCATTACAAGCACCATCCGCATCAACTGGAACAACATTAGCATCCGCATCAACAACAATGTCAGACCAAAGAATGGCTGCAATGAAACCTTCTGGTGGAAATACAACTATTAATGCACCAACAACAAATACAGTTGCATCTGCATCTTCTGGCGGTAATAATGTAAACCCATACAATACGGATATGGCAAAGTATCTGCTAGGAACAATTACATAATAAAAAACCCCGCACAAGGCGGGGTTTAATTTGCATAAAAGATTTTACTCTTTTTCTGCTAAAGACTTAAAGTAATCCAAGTCTTCGTCATCATGTTCAACAATCTTTTTATCGATTACTGAAACATCTTCATCATCAAACTTTTTAAAGACAGCATCTTCTGCCTTTGTCTTTACAGAAGAACCACCATCAAAGCCCAAAACTTTATCAAGTTTCGCCTTCAACACTTCATATGATTTGAAGTTAGATGGTTCGGTGAATTCCTTCAGAGAAAATTCTTTCTTCCAAAGTGCTTCAAGTTTCTCATCATCACCATCAAGTAATGCAGACTTATCAGCGAATTCTGATTTGTCATAGTTACGATAGCCTTCAACATTACGAATCTTCAATTTGAAGTTAGCACCTTCCCACATATCGAATGGGTTGATTGGTGTTTCATCTGCGAATTCAGGATTCATCGCCTCTGTAATCTTATCAAAGATTTTCTTACCAAACTTAAACAGTTTAATTTCACCTTCGTTTGATGGATTACTTGGGTCTGATATGACCAGAATGTTAGCAATATAATGCAAACGGCGTTTTTGTTTTCGTGCAATCTCTTTGTTTGCTTCGATGCCAGAATTCCATAATGTAGTATTGTACTCTGATACTGGATCTTTTTGACCAAGAGTTGTCAAAGAGTTTTCAATGTACCAACCGCCTGGACCTTGAAATCCATGGTCGAATCTACGAACCCAAGGTAGTGCATCATCACCGTCTACCGCAGGTGCGGGAAGAAAGCGAATAACTGCCATGCCATTGCCTGCTTTATCAACAGTAGGTTGCCAGAGTCTGGTATCGTCTTTTGACCCAGCTTCTTTAGAAGTGGGTGATGTTGTGTCTTCAATTGCTTTGGTTAGTTTATCCAAATCATTGCGACTTCTTTTGAGGTTTGCGAATGAACTCATATATTATTTCCTTGTATAAAATGTATGTTATTGTATAGCGTTTTGTTCACAGTATCATTATATCACAGTATTTAGTTGCTTTGCAAGCACACTATCTAATGTTTGCAGAGTTTCACCGATATCTTTGTGAAGTATACCGATACCACCTGCCTTGTTGAAAGCAACAATCACATCTTCTGTATCATCGATTAAGATGGTATCAGGAGTTGCATATGATGCTTTCAGACCTCTTCCAGGAACCACATTTCGTTTGTATGCGAGTCCTTGTTTCTTTAACCAAATATCTTTCTGTTCGGCAACTAAGTTATGGTACTTTGCACCGCCAGATGAGGTTAGTATTTCAATTGGTAATTCTGTTCGTCTTACATATCTCAACAATTCAATTGCACCTGGAAAGATATCCAAGGTTTCAAATTGTTTCGACATAACAAAGTCAGTCCAGTTTACAGACCAATTCTTTTTGTCTCTGCTTGAATTTGGTGCTTCATTGTACAATTCCATATATCGTTTTTCGAAATCACACAATACTCCATCCATATCAAGGTAAATTTTCTCAATCATGTATCACCTTCTTCAATATAAGTTTATATTTTACACTATCCTTGGGGAGAAATGAGGCATACTTGGTGCATTTTCGCCTGTATTCTGGCCACCGAATAGTGTCTGATATCTTCTTAGACCACATAGGAAAGAATCCAAGAATGTCATTGAGAATACACAAGGTTTCAATCTGTATATCTCTCTGTAAAGTCTTCGTCAATAGACTAGGATAGTCACCATGATGCACAACAATCAAGTCGTTAGGG